AATAAATGTTCTTTTGCCATCTTCGTATACGCTTAGTAAAGTGTCTTTGTTATCATAGTTGGTTGCTTTTTGAAATCTTATCCCACCGGATTTAGTAGTTTTTAATACCTGATCTGCCTTGCCTATGTTGTCCGGGCTTTCAACTAATTTTAAAAACTTCTGATTAGCAAGGTTAGCGTTTGCTTTAATTGTCATAGCTGACAAGTTATCCATTATGTTTTGATCTATATTCATAACTTCTCTTTCACTTCCTTTCGCTTTTCTAACACCTGTTTGTGTAACTTCTTGCATAAAAGAGGTAGTGTTTCTGTCTAAAATTACATCATCAAGCATAACTCTGTTTAAAGGAACATAGTCAGGATATTTTTCTCTTAATTCTTTATAGGTGGCATCACTAATTAAACCACCTCTTTTTGCTTGTTCTAGTATTTCATCTGACAAGTGTTTTTTACCAGCAATAACAGCTTTGTAAGTGTTCTGAAGGTCAGCATCTTCAAAAGCCTTTATAATTGATTTAGCTTCGCTAGTAGACATACCTGATGCGCCATCTAAAGGTTTATACCTTGTAACCTTAGATTTTCCCATGTATTTTTCTTTAACATCGTAAACTTCTTTTTTTCCTGTTTTAGGGTTTATAAAAGATTTCTTTACTATTCTTTCTTTAGGAACTTGACTCTCAAAAACATATGGTTCATTTTTTTGTATTTTGCCAAAAGATGCAGCATTTTCTTTATTATATTTAATTGAGTGTTTTGCTTGTAAATAGTTGTTAACATCAGTATTTACATCAACCCCAGACTTGTTTATCCTTTTTCCTACATCTATAGCTATGTCATTTGTTTTCTTGTAAAAGTCTACATAACCATCTAACTGATTTGCAGATATTCCTTCCCTTACAACAGTTGCCATGTAGTAATCGGTTTCATCATCAGTTACTTTAAACAACCCTTTAGGGTTTACAAACTGACTTCCACCTGATGTTTGTTGTAAATCTAAAGCCAATGCTTTGTTATCAATATACTCTCTGTATAGTTTTTTTATTCTTTCTCCAATAACAGTTTTATCGTATGTAGAATTATACTGTCTTTGTAATTCCATTAAATTCTTTCCAAGGGTTCTAATATCTCCTTGAGAAACATCTTCTAGGCGAGTCTTTATTAGATCTGGTGGCGTTGCAGGATCAAGTAATACATCAACTTCTTTAGCAGTTAACCCACCAACTTTGTTGTATATTTTATTAAACTTAGCTCCTGTAAACCCTAAACTTCCACCTAAAGCTGCTGCTGTGAGTCCTGATGTTGCTAGTTCTGATATTGTGGGTAATCTGTGTTCATCTACAGCTGTTTCGAGAGTTACTCCTCCAGCTCCTATTGCTGCCCCTACTCCTGCTGTTCTTGCTACAACTCCACTTACTGTTTTAGCTCCTTTTGTAATTTTAGAACCTGGTACTAAGTTAATAAAAGAATCAGCTATAACTCTGCCGATAGATATTTCGCCACCTGGATTAATTAATTTTTGTGCTGCAATAGAACCTATTGCGCCACCACCAAGCCCACCAATAACATAACCTATTGGGCCACCAACTACTGTTGCTCCCATTTTAATGCTTTCAGCTAAAGCTACTTCTGCTCCTAAAGCTGCCGCATAAGTTCCTGCTCCAGCTACTTGGTCATCAGTTACATCACTTACATTATCCTGATATTGAGCAGGAATAGTTAACCCAATTTTATCAGGAACAGATAAATTAATTTTTTTTTCTTGTTCTTGAAATTTTTTAGGAATAGCTAAATCTACCATGTTATTCTGTGCCTTCCGTATATCCTAATTGTTTTAAACCATTTATAATTTCTTCATCAGAAAAATTTTCATTACCAGGTTCTGCTTTAAATGCTTCAAATACTTCTGGCGTTATTATTTTGTTAACATTAACAGAAGTTTTCTTTGTAGGCTTATTAGCATACACAGGATCGTATGTTCCCTTATAAGCAAAACCGGTGTCTTTTTGATATACCTCTACCTCAGTAAACCCTTCATCTATTCCAGCTTGTCTTGCTGCTCTAGCAGTTGGATAAATACCAATATTCTGCGTTCCTACTGTTGCACCTGCTGTTATTGCTCTTTGTGCTGATGATGCAAAGTTTTCATTAGTAGCCCTAGGTTTAAGCATTTCTAAACTTGCTCTCAATATAGCTGCGTTTATCAACTCTTTGTTAGTAGCTTTGCCGCCTATGTTTGGAAATAAAACTTGTAGCAACCTTGGGTCAACATCTTTTTCAGGATCTGGTAACACAACATTTCTATTATCAGAAGGTGGTGTTGCTTCAGGTGTTTCAGGCTCTCCAGAAAATGCCATAGCTAATGATGCTATACCAGCTGGGCCTGTTATTGCCAACAAACCTCTATTCTGTTTATCAAAGATGCTACTTAATAATCCACGCTTTGTTCCTTCTGTTCCTACTGTTCCTGCTGCGCCACTATATCCTATTTGTTTATCTGGGATTATTTCTGCCTTTCCCATTTGTTTTCTTTTGTTAAAGTTTCTTACTATAGGACTTAAAACTCTTGATCCATAACTAAATATGCTAGGTAATAACTGATACACCATTATAATAACCCCTGTCTTTTAGACATTAAATTTCTGTAATATTGTTGTAAATCTACTGGTTGTATCTGCTGTCTAGCAGTATATTCTGTTGGAGGTACTTGCATAAACTGTGGTTGCTCCTGATTTAATAAACCAGACTGTCCTAAAGATTGCAACATTCCTGCTACATCTTTTTCTCCTACTTGAGCTTGAGGTTGCATAGCAAAACCTTCAGGCTTAACGCCCATCTTTTGAAAGACTCCAGCTACTTCCGGTGTCATGCTGTCTAAGAGATAGTTTCCACCTTTTTTCTGTATGTTAGGCATAGTTATAGGCGTTTGAGGTTTATTATCTCCAAGAAAACCAGTAAACATATCAGTAGCTTTTCCTAATAAACCACCTGCTCCTGAAATCATTCCACCAAAAGAAGGAAGTAAATTAGTTATTCCTCCACCTAATCCACCTAAAAAATCAAACATTTATCTCTCCTATTAATTCAATATTCATTATGAAAATAATCCTGCAAGTCCTGCTGCTCCTAAATATAAAGGATTAGTTACCCCTAAAGCACTAGCTAAACCTGCTGCTCCTGCCGCACCTTGTAACCCACCACTTTGAGTTCCTGGGCCAGTAGTTGTTTGTGTTCCGGCTATAGGACTTCCTATTAAATTAGAATAGTTTTGTAGATTAGCTAGATTTGCATTTTGATTAAAGTTAAACCTGTTCATAGCTTCATCTATAGGTTGTTGCGCCCTTGCTGTTCTTATATTTCCTATGTCTTGTAAACCTCTTGCTGGTGCTTGTAAGCCACTCATAATTGTAGGTATGCTTTGCATGGCAACGGCTTGTGATTTTAGAGCATCACCATATACATCACCATATAACCTAGACGCAACATCTGATTGTTTAGTTAATAAATCTTTTATAACTTCAGATTCTAGTATGCCTTGTCTGCTTCCACCTAATTGTCCTGCTGATGTAGCACCTCTACGAGCTTGTTGAAGTAGTCTTGAAGCGCTTTCCTCCATTGGTCTTGTTCCTGCTCTCAATGCTTCTTGAAACATTGGATCAGCAATTCTAGTTGCAGGGTCTGCCATTAAACTTGTAAAGCCTGGTACTAAAGCATTAGCAATAGAAGTTTGTGGGCCTAAAGCTGATTGTTCTGCAAGTTGCTCTGATCTTAATAATATATCATCAGGGTTAGCATAAGTTTGGTCAGCATAAAACTGCTGTGGTGTCATATTCTGAGCTTGTTGGAAAATATCCCTTAGATAAGGAGCTTGTCCTTCCCATGGCTCTGATTTTGTTGTTTGGGTTTGCGACCCACTTCCTTTACTCATAATGTACCTCTAATGTATTGTTGTGAGTTCTTTTACGAGAACTGTGTATGCGTTTTCATACCCAAATCTCTCTAATTTCTTTATAAATCCTTTCCGACAAACTGTTTCCATAGCCACACAGTCATTCTCTAATGCCCATGCTTCTATGGTTTCTAACCAATCTTGCACCCATATGTCTAAATCTTTACCTCCTAAAGTAACTATTCTACATACAGTTTTTCTTGGGTAGTCTATAATCTCTGTAGTTAAAACTGATATTATTTCTCTATCTTCATTAAAAACTAACCAAAGTTGCATACGAGCTTCTGATAATCTTTTATAAATATCTTCAACAGACATTTCATCTCTACTCTTACCATTACCCATTTCTATATAAGGTTCGCAGTCTTCCCAAACCTCATTAATTCTATCCGATGGTATACCTGATATATATAAATTCACCCTAGTTTTACCCAACTTCCTGCTGCATTTCTAAAGTATATTCCTTCGCCACTACCAGGGTTAAAATTAGAACCATCTCCATATACTATATCTCCTTGCTTTATTCTGCTTGGAGCTACATTTTTAACCTCTATAAAAGTAGTAGGATTTTCTTCTAATGCTGCTTGTATTTTTTGAAATTCTTGTAATAAATATTGTGGTAAATCTTCAGGATTATCAGGTACTGGATTAGGCGTATATTTAGGTGCTTGTGACATTTAGCGTTCTCCTATTACCTCATATTCTATATCATATCCGTTTAATTCAAAAGTTGTAGCTGTTGTGTTTTGAAACTTAATAGCTATATATTTACCTGTTGCTCTAGCATCTACTTTATTCTGTGTGTCAGGGTTTATGGTTTGTTGTGTTTTGTATGTGTATGTACCATCAGGAGTCATAGAACTTCCTACAAATACTTCAGCAGAACCTGTGCTAGAAAATCTTGGGGTAATCTTTCTTACTTGTTTTACAGTATTAGTATTACCATCAAGAGTTAATCCTTTTCTCTCTAAGATCATAGTAAAGTTATCCCCAGCAAAATCAAACCCATTATCTCCTCTATACAGCTTAGTATCTCCTGTGCTAGACATTAAGATACTGGTTTCTGTAGGATTATAGTTTCTTTGCCCCCAGTTTTCTGTAGTGCTGTAGGCTTCCCAACTTTGTGATTGACCTGACCATACAACTGCTGATACACCAGGATTTACTATGCCTAATGCTATATGTAAAATATCAGGCAATTCCCTAAAACTAAATGAGTTTGTATTATAGTTCCATATTAAGGCTTTGTTGCAATAAGTTGATCCTACTGTTGGGTAAGATACCCATATTTCATTCTTTTGTTTATTATGTGTTACAAATATGTTTGCATAATTAGTGCTATCTATTTCTTCAAATAAAGTTCTTTTAACAACTGTACTAGCAACAGATTCTTTAGATACACCATTATGTACTATTAAATCGCCATTAGTTACTACAAAATGTTTACCATTAAATTCTGCTACACAGTTTCTTGATAAAACACCTGAGTCATCAAATAACTTTTTAATATCGAATACTAGATTACCACCAGTAAAAGTCATAATGTATGTAGTGTTTTCTTTATATATTATAAAAGATTGTTTAAGTGGAAACCCATCTACAATAAATTCACCTGCATCGCCTACTGTTGCTGAACCTGCATCGTTTGTACTAGATGCTGTCCAAGAACTAGGTAGTGTAAGGTTTTCTGCTGCATCTCCCCATCTAACTTTATTAGGTAAATTAGTAGAAGATTCAGTCATGTTTAAAGCTATCAAATAATTACCAAAAGGTCTTATTACTTTGCAAGTTGTACTTGATGGCCAATTAGTTAAATCTGTAAACTTACTAGCACCTGTTGTAGCTAAACATTGTGGGTCATCTACTCCGTTATTTAAAATAGCTAGTCCATTAAATATAGAACCAGTCCAGTTGCCTGAAGCAGTTAAATTAGTAGAATAATCTCCACCTGATGTTCTTGTAAAATCTTCATGACTAGAACCATTGTATCTGTATATTTTAGCTGATCCAGCATAAAACCAATAGTTATTAGCTCCTGTTGACCAATTTAGGGCAAAATAAGGAGCTACAGTCGGTGTTCCAAAGACTTGATCTTGACCTAATACTTTTTTAGCTGCGTTATCTTCAAACCTAGCATTTTGTGTATGTGAAAAATACTCATTAGGCAATGCTGTATCATTTGTATCTTTAATCATTCCTTTCGGATTTAATACTTGAAGAGTTGCCATTACGCAGTTCTTCTCCACATGTATGCAACGATATAAGGTTGTAAGTTATTGTGTGCTGAACCACCACCTGTTGAAGATGTAGTAAAACTAGAAGTTCCTGATGTATCGCCTTCTGATAAATTATTATTATCAGTATCACTTGTACTCATTGTTACGCTGTGATTATGAGATGGCATTTCATCTATAGTCAATGTATGTGTTTTAGCACCACCAGTTTCTTGTGCTGTATCAAAATCACTGTCT